CCACGGGCAAGCCAGTGTTCTGTAGGATGGCTCGGAGCAGATAATCAATGGACGTTTTATCTATTAGACCCTGCTGCACGTACGGAGTCAATAGCTGCAACACTTCGACCGTGCGGGTCTGCTGCAACTCGCGCTGCAAGAGTCCGGTTGCGCCGCGTGCTACTACCTTGGCATCTGCCTTGATGCCATCGTCCTTAGACGTGGACATATTATAGTAATAGTACGAAGACACTACTCGTGAAATTACGTCTCGATCGATATTAAGCTGTACATTCTTAATACCCTTGGCAGCATTGCCCATGAGCATCGAGAGTCCACCGAGTGTGCGACCTGCACCGGCTACCTGCGGGTTACCCAGCACATATGCCGGTACCCCTGACAGGTCATCTGCGATCTTGGTAAACTGTGCGTAGACGTCCATTAGGTCTTTCGCAATCGACGTCACGTTGTGGAAACGGAATGCCGGTGCGCCAGTACCCGTAAGGTCGGGGCCTACACGGAAAATCTTATACGGTGAGACAGATAATTCATCATCTGTTTCTGCAATGCGGTCACTAACAACTTCACCGATAGGACCACTAGAGTAGCCCATGTTGCGTACGAGGGATCGCACAGACGCGTTGCATACGCGCTGCGTATCGTACACAAGATCGACTACGCTCTGACCCCAGATGCTACCATTCACCTTCGTATAGCTGGTGCAGTAGACAGGACGAGCACCGACCGGGTTCGGATTAAGTACAGCACGAATGGTGTAACTACCTATGCACCAGACTTCCGCTTCATAGTGTTTCTGCGGATCGTCGATGATGGCACCGTACTTGACCAGATGTTTACCAAGAATCTTGCCGTTATAGATCACAACCTCCAAACCTTTCTTGGTCCGGAGTAACTTATCCTTGTCTTCTAAATCTGCACGTACATTGTCTTCCATCTTGGTCGGTACGTAGCCATGCTCGTATTCCTTGAGCACTTGGCGGATGGTTGACTCGACGAACGAACCCACGCCTATGAGGTTATGTACCTCAGCGTGGGACCATTCGCGTGCTTCGATGAAGTATGCGCTTTGTTCAATGCTGGTGGCGTTAGGGGAAGGGTAAGCATCGAAAGGACTAATGACGCGCATACGCGGCACAGCTTTCTTGTTTACCACAAACTTGTCACCCTTCCACTCCGGGTCCAATGTGTTTACTTCCACTGGACCACGTAGGAATGCGGTCGGGAATACGGTCAGATCTTCGATAAACAGTGCGTAGATATCGAGCCAATCTGCCTCTGTCATCTGGTCATTGATGCGCGTCTCCATACGCTTAGTAGCATCCGTAGCTTCTTTAGCCGTGAAGTCCTGAAGCGCTGACTTAATCTGCGTGGCTCGATCCTTTAAGGCATCGAACGTATTAAACTGGGGTAACTCTTGGAGCAGCATATTAATAGCTTGGTCCATGAGTCGTTCGGGTAGTTCGGGCTCTGGTGTTGGGTCCAGAGTCCACGGCTTCTCGATGTTGGACGAAATAATATCGATCAGCCACGACGAAGCGGCCCGTGCTTTCAGTGAGCACAAGCCGATATATACATCGTTATACGGTCCGAGAAGCGTTTCTTCGTCAGGCTGATACTTGCATTTCTTAGCTCGCAAGTTCCGAATCAAACGATCCGTGATGCCCTGATTAGTTTTATGCTGCCGCGCGTCCAGATAGGCCCGCTGCACATGCGCAGATAATTCGTCTTCTAGTTTGGTGTTAGCTACTTCACCTAACCCGAACTGCGAGAGTGCTTCATCCTCAATTGCCATCGCTGTCGGTTCCCTGAATAAAGAGGATACTGTCTAGCTGTTTGTTGCATTGCTGCAACCCCAGCTTGCGCTTGTATGCCACGTTGCGCATCGTGCCGACAGTATCGTCCACCGGCTCCGCAATGTCAACGTGAGTCGTGAATTTTGCAGGGACCGCGACGTACTTGATGACCGTGACCTTGGTTTCTTTCACTGCTGGGGTAGACGCGTGGCACCCAGCTAAGATTAACGTGAGGATTAATACCCCATAGCGGCTGGGCATAGATGCTCCTTAAGCACCGCGCATTCCGACTGCTTAGTTAGTTCTGTTGTCTTATTTATGAAGACTGTCTCTGCCTTTTGCTTCGAAGTCTTGAATGCTTCAAGGTCGACATCTGACTTAGCTGCTCTGGCCTTTGCTGCATCCGCTTCTTTCTTCGCAGCTTCTGTCTGGGCATTAACATCCTTCAGAATGGCGTCGCGTTGGGCTACGTCTTTAAGCGCAGCATTTAACTTTCCCTGTACCACCGCAACATCCTTATGTGCGTACCTGTATCCGCCACCTGCTGCTAACACAAGCATGATAACGGCCAGACCTATCTCTATCCAATGCCCGTACTTACTTATGAACGCGAGCATTGGGTGTGTCTCCTTGCGCAGCCTTAATCGCCACTTCCGTAGCTTTGGCCGCAGTATCCGTAGCCTTCGCGGCAGTAGTTACTGCTGTGACGGCAACTTTATTCGACGTGACCGCTTGACCTGTAGCTGCTGCATTGCTGCTACCAAGGCTATTAATCACCTGATCTTTCTGCCATAAGAGCGTCACGTAACTCTTATTAAGCTGTTCAATTTGGGCTGTACACGCCTTCTGTTCGGTGATCGAGCTTATCAGCAGTCCGAGCGAAAAGGCGCCAATGCTCAGCATCAGCGCCCCTAACCAGCCTTTGTGCGTATTATACCATGCACTAGTTGTCATGTATTTGTAATCCCTGACGCACCGATCTGCTTCTGTAGGCTAGACACTTGCGCGGACAACTGCGCAACTTGTATACGTAGCTGGGTAATCTGCTCTACTGCTGAATCCCTTGCGGCAGTAGCATCATCGGCGCGCTTGCGTTCCATATCTACTTGAGCGCGTAGCATTTCGATGATCTGCAATAAGCCAGCATCTCCTGCCCTGCTTACTGTATCTGACGATAGCTTATTGCGTAGTAGTGTCACGCCACCAGCTAGTGCAGCTAGTGCAGCTACCAATGTGCCTAATAGCCCGGTGCCTTGCGGCAAATCAGACATTGATTTGCTCCCTTGCTGTCTGGTAGTAGCCCTGCCAAGTGGCCGGACGTGGTTTACCGGGACGCCAGTTACGAATGTAACATTGCCAAGCAGCATCACTATCTCCTACCTTGGGGAGTGGGTTCGAGTCTGCGTACAGAATCAAACGAGCGACGACACAGGCAAGTACGTCGTTCATGACGACGGCTTGATACACGCTGTTCCAGTCACTCGGTACTCCGAGCTTCTGACAGATGTTCTTAAGTATGGGACCTACAACCGGATGACCTAATACTGCTTTGATGCCATTCGGCTCTTCTTGCCAGAAACTATGGGCGGGACCACCGCCGCCTTGCACTCGGTCCATGAACTTCGATTCTTGCAGTCCGGTCGCAAGCAATTGAATGCGTGCGCTAGGGCTGTCGAATTTTGGGTCCATTACTTCTGTCAAGGTTTTATTAACGATCCACACACCCTGTTCAATGCCGTCCATCGCGCCTGCCCTCTACGCTGAAGACCTCACCGTAGGGCCCCGGACGCCTCCCGTCAAGCCCAGAGAATCGGCTTGGGGCCTTGCGCTGACTGGCTCCCGAGGGGCTTCTGGGCGGTCCCGGCACCGTAGCGGGCGTACAGCGCGAGGTACTGGATGGCGTCAGCCATATGTGAAAACTCATTCTTATCCGGGATATCTAACACCTTACCCGCGCTATTCCTCGTTTCCTTGAAAATGTAACCTGCACCCATGGTCTCTCGCACATGCGTCAGGTGGGGACTGACTACGAACCCTTCATCACGGCCTAAGAAAAAGTCTACCGCTTCCTTACGTTTGGCAAAGTTATTCGTCATGGCTGGGTAGCATCGAATGCCACGCGTGGTCACCATCTGAATGGACGTCATTTTCGTAAGGCTAGAGCGTCCACTACCTGCGGGATCACCCGAAGCCACAACAGTGTAGCCATTATATTTGCTACGCAGTAAAGGCAAAACATAACTATCCAGAAAGTCTTCGAGGCTTTCGTCTGACGCCGGGAGTTCATCGAGTAGTGCCAGTCCTTTAAAGTTTAGTTGCCCAATGATGCAAGCAGGCTGAAGACCGAAGTCAATTCCAAGTATAATGCTATTGCCTCGATGCGGCAGAAGAATCTCTTTACTAACATGCTTCATTTCCGAGAACTTCTTAAACACCGGCTTACCCTTACGACTCATGCCATACTCACCGGCAAGGTTCACACGGATATGCTCATCCCCCAACTCAATCTGGCGAATGTAGTAGTTAGGCGACAGGTTGGCTAAGTTCTCTGCGTCAGGATTAATCTCCCAGTTGTCTCCGTTCCAGAACACTGCCGGTGGCTGCTTATACTTCTTCCATCCCTTCGGTACTTCGCTCGGACCGCTTTCGAATTTTGTATAGCACCAATGCGTATTTCTGGGCGGGTTACTATCGGCGATCACACCGGGCTCACTGGCACCAAACACACGCTTACCCTCCGCGTCATTCCTCGACTTCGGGTAGCGGTCAATACGCATCACAAGACCCTCGATAATCTCCCAAGGTATCTCGCGCGCCTCATTGATGTACGCCCCTGTCAGTTCCAGCGATAGTAGCTTAGACACGTCTTCTGGCGTATCGAGCGCCATGAAGTAGACCTCCATTTCTACGTACGTGCCGTCCGCCATCTTCTGTTTAAACATGCACTGGATGGGCATCGAATACACAATCGGCGCAACGCTGTTCGGTACCCATTCCTGCCATGTTTTGATCGTGGTAGTCTTAAGCTCTGGATACGTATTACGTACGATGGCCCAACGAGTTTTACGAACGTTCTGTTCATCTGGCTGCTGCCTGAAGGCCCGCATGAGTATCTCCATCATGCACGCCGTCGATTTGCCTGACCCTACCGGTCCTTCTATGTACTGTACGTCTAGCCCACGATCATTATGCAGGAGAGTCGGTGTCGGCTCTGCCTGATACGTCATGTTCTTAGTAGCTGTGGCTAACGCTGTTCTGGCAAGCTCAGCCATTAGAGTAACCCTTCTAGATCGTCTTCAGGTACGGTAAGTGGTGCAATTGCTGGAAAGTTGGAGTGCGTTTTCTGTAAGTAATCCGGTGGCCGCTCGACTTGGAACGGATTCGTATCACCCAGTGTGAACGTCAGAGGCTTATCTTCCGATGCGGGCTGATTGAGCGCGCGTGAGTCCGGTGGTGCTGTGTTGACCTGAACTGCCGCATTGTCCCCCACGATGAAGGTGTAAGAGACGGCAGCGGTTTGTCCTAGTTCCTGTACGGTCTGTCCGTAGGTCTTCTTATCTTTCTTCGACGCCATCCAGCGACCATGTTCAATCATGGCTTTCGCTTTGTCCAGTTCGAACTTATTGGCGGCGACCTTTAGCATCTGCTCGCCATTGCGTATGTAGCCTTCTGCGGATAAGGTGCTGGCCTCTTCCACTTCACCCTGAAAACCTGACTCTTCGATCCACGTTCTAATGGTGGTTACGGGAAGATTGAGTTCGTCGGCAAGGTCAAGAATCGTTGCTCCCCGATATATGAATTCCTTAATCGGTACGATGCCAATCTCTGCTAGAAAGGCGAAGGGGTTACCTATACCGCGAAAGCGTAGGTTCCGTGCCCGCATAGATAGAGAGTCCCGATATGTGCTCGGAACGTTCTGTGGCGCTTCCTGTTTAGTTGTCTTGGCTACGGTGGGCATAGACTCTGTATAAGATTCAACAGCCGTTAGGCGAGATAGGTTTAGTGTGTAGGAATATGCGACTCGATGCAAGCGGGGCCGGGAAAATTTTTTCGGGGTATGTCGTGTCTAGATAAACACAGAAAATAAGCCGCAGTATGGGCGGATGCAGAAAAATTTCTAGTTGGTTTCAGGTATGCGTGTCGGACCGTGGTTTGGGCGACCGGCAGGGGTACCACTCGGGCCGTGGTCCGCATGGGGGTAGGGTTGACCCGGTTGCAACATGGTCTGACTGAGGTCTCACACGCCGCATTAATCAGAGCCAGTTGAGTTAATAATAAATCGGGGTATAATGGTTTTAGGCAAGGGGCGGGGTCGTTTAAATCACTGCTCTCGGAAGCCTAATGAGATAATCACGGATTACCCGCAGTAAAGTCTGCCCCGTGGTTAATACACATAATCACTGATTAATGGAGTTAACTAAATGAATAATGACTTTGTTACTTGGGCCGAGTTAATGACTAAGACTACCTACGCGCTTCTCGCATTATCGGTATTCTTTGCTGGCGTGATGCTCGGCTTTCTCGTCTACGTACTCGTCTGCTAATAGGAGTTAATTAAATGAAGAACAAACTCACTCTGAATTCTGTACGTGCTGAACTAATGCTATTGGGTATGACCATTCGACATAGTGACGGCGAATATCGCGTGGCATTCAAGGTGGCTAATAACACTCCGGACGCGTTACTGGAGGCTGAGGCTAGCTCCTATTACACAGGAGACCTCACCGACGCACTTAATACGGCGCATGCAATGCACAAGGAGAAGTTTGCACCTAGGTGAAACATGCGAAACGCCGAGCGTGTTTCTTTAATCACGAGACCGTATCGATATAACCGCAGAATCTTCTGTGTTACTTAATAACGCATTAGGCTATGTCGATACGGTTAAACCATTAATGTAGCTATATCGGATTATTTTGTATCTTCTGGGGCTGTGGATAGAAACAGAATGGGGCTTGTAAGCCACTGAATTGCCACTGGATTAATTAGAAGTTAAGTCCGGATGTTATTACGCTACAAGTGCGATACAGCCATGGGCACCAACGGTTAGAAGCATTTTTGTTTCAGTAACCAAGTCAAAAGGTAGAGGTCATTAGAGACGTTCGTTTTTGCACCGCACCACTCCCTTGTTTCCTCACTTTGTAGAATTGACTACAGCCCTAGGTGTAAAGTGCAAACCCCCCTGATTTCTCACTCTGTATATGTCCGGAGCGAAACATCGAAACACGATCAGCTAAGTGATTGTTTTAGCTCAATCCATTTTGTTTCCTGCACCAGCAAAGAAACACCGCTACAAATGTAGAATTGACTACAGCACCATGTAGCGCCTGTTTCGTCCCGGTGTAACTACACACCAAAGAAGATACAAACGAGATAATCGAGCGCCGCCCGTTTCACCACGACGTTACAAAACCGCATCAAGATACAAACCGAATGCGTTCGCCAGAGCGCTCTACTTGTAGTACACTCGCGGCTCCGCCGCACCACTCAACCAAAGGACAAGACCATGACACGCAAGATCGAACTACAGATGATGCACGCGGTAGTAAAAGCGCTCCGCCTGAGCCGCGCGGGGCACGAGGTAAAGCCGTGGAAAGGCGGAAACACAGTGGTAGAAGCTACCGCAACCTGCCGCGTGTCGGTCCATCTACACGGCAACCACATCGCAAACGTGGTGGACTTCGGATCGCATTACGAGGTCGCCATTAACCTGTGTGGCTACAACACGCCGACCACGCGTAGCAGGCTGAGTGCGATCCTTCGCGATACCATTCCCGGCTGTAATGGCGTGAGTAAACGCAAAGGCCATGCGGCGGTTATCATGACGAACGGAGCAACAACGCTTATCGACGATAATGGCTGGTATGTCATTAACTCTAACGGCGTGCAATACCCGTAACACCGCACCATAATCACCCACGTAACACACGCGGTCACGGCGAGTCGTGACAACACATAGGAGCATTACAATGGCCGTTATTAGCTTTCCCTTTATCAACGCACTAGCTAACCGTGTCGCCAATTGCATTACTGGCGATATCGAGAAGTTGGAAGTCACCGTGTTTGGTACGAAAACCAACTGGCAGTCCAAGTATGACCGCCCGTTCAAAGCGCACTACGCTAATGATTTGGTAGAGCGGTTGCGTGGATTTGACAGCACCGCTAACAACACATTCGAAATCGAACTGCGCAAGTACGAGAAGCGCGCCGAAGATTATTCGAATGATCCCCAGAAGAAAGGCCGTCCATTAACCACGTTCGTCATGCGTGATGATCCGCAGAATAAAACCGAAGAGACGAACGCACCTGAACCGGCAGTCGTGGACGACACCGAAGACGACGCACTCACGGCAGAACTGAAAGCCATCCTGTCCGACGATATCCCGGTGCCCAGTAAACCCGATCCACGAACCACGCCAGCGAAGCGTAGTGCGACTAATGCACCGACAACGGAAACGCGCGAGTCATGGAAGAAACTGGACACCAGTAGCGATACTAATCCCGATGCTCAAGCGGCATTGGTGCAGTTAATGGCAGCATTAACCCCGAAGGCGCAGCCGATTAATGAGGATGAAGTGCGGCGCATTGCACGGGACGAGGCGAAGAAAACGCTTAATCCCACCATCGTCATGATTCACAACGCGACCACCGATATTCAGATCGATATGGGCGTGCAACATTCACAATTCCCGGTGCTGATTAAGACGCTTCAGACGAAGTTTCCCGTTTGGTTGCCCGGTCCGGCAGGCAGTGGCAAGACCACGGCAGCTAAGAACGCGGCGACGGCCCTTGAGGTTCCGTTCCATCATACTGGCGCGGTAGATAATGTTTACCAGTTGCTTGGGTTTATTGATGCGGGCGGCACGTATCACCGCACCACGTTCCGCGAAGCCTACGAGAATGGCGGCGTGTTTCTCTGGGACGAAGTGGATGCCAGTAACCCGGCAGCATTGGTAGCGTTCAATGCCGCGCTTGAGAATGGCGAGTGCGTGTTTCCTGACGCCGTGATTCCCAAGCATGACGACTGCTATTTTATTGCCGCCGCGAATACCTACGGCAGTGGTGCCACACACGAATACGTGGGCCGTACTAAGATCGACGCGGCAACCGTGGATCGGTTTGTCATGCTTGACTGGCACTATGACGAGATACTTGAACGCGCCATTGCTGGGGATAATGATTGGACTAAGTATGTCCAGTCGGTGCGTAAGGCAGTAAAGGCGGCAGGTGTAAAGCATTTGGTCACGCCGCGTGCATCCATTCGCGGTAATGCACTACTGGCCGCTGGCATTAACCGCGACGAGGTAATTAAGATGACCGTTCGTAAGGGCATGAGTGATGACCAGTGGCGCACTGTCTCCAATAACATCGGGAGTCGCTAATGATTACGACGCGGTTAGAACACAAAGAGACCAGCCGTTATTTCTACGGCACCAATACCACCGTGATTACCATGCAACAGTTTGATAATGTCACGGAGTGGTATCGGTACAGTGAAAGGTCGCCGAACCACCGCGATCAGAATGAAGGTTTCTACGGCCACCGGAATATGCGTGAAGCGGTTTACTATTGCGAGCGGAACCTTGGCGAGAATCACATGCGTCCGGCCCGTGCGCTGGTGGACAAGATCGACGCTAGCTTCCGTGACCGGGAGCGTGACCAGTGGGCACCTAGCCCGTATGGTGCCTATCCTGTCGTGCCGGACTACCTTGCTGGCGACCCGTTTAGCATGCGCCTCAAGCACCGCGACGAGGACAACCGGGCACCGATCCGCTACTACATCGAAGCGGTTGTGTCAGGCGGGACGAGCCAGAGGGATATGGAGCAGCGCGCGGCAGGTATTGCCGCACTGGTCATGCGCACCGCAGAAGAGCGGCCCATCGAACTGTACGCCATCGTGGCATTACGACTTCGGGAGAATAAGGGCTACATTAGCGTGGTGCCGATTAATACGACGCCGGTAGATTTGCATTCAACGATTGCCATGTTCGCTACTCGTGAGTCGTGCCGGTCAATGGCGTTCGCTAATGCGACGCAAGCGACAGGTGTTAGTAGCAGTAATTGCGATTGGTTATTCGGTCATCCGGAGCAACACAACAAGGGTGAACGTGACCGGTTATTCCGTGATGCATTGAAGATGGAACCGCAAGACGTATTCATGCAAGGCGGTTACCTGACGGATGCATACGAGTTCGGACGTGACCCGGTTAAGTGGGTGCATACACAGATCGAAAAACAGCGGGAGGTTAATCATGAAGCCGACTAACATCAAAGCGGGTCGTGTATACCCGCCAGTACAGGGCCAAGGCAAATGGACGTACTCGATTGAATACGTTTATCCGGCAGGCGCACAAGTAGTAAGCGCTGGGATTAACTTCTCGTCCAAGCAACTCGCCGAATCTGCAATGCGTGATGAAGTTAATCGTCTGCGCATTCGTCACAGCATTATCGAGGCTAACCCGTATGCACGCTAATATCTTTCAGCCCATTAACGAGAGCGCTAAGAAAGCGTTCGGGGCTATCACGATTTGTTGCCGCGATTGCAACGTGCGTGTACGCTGGGCCAAGGCCGTAGAAGATAACTGGTCAACGTGCGAGACCGCCGTAAACGACGACCAGACGAAGCTTGACTACATGTGCCCCGACTGTGTAGAATCGCTGATGATCGAAATTAACGAACAGATCGCAACGCAAGCCAACGACGTGAACGGAGATCAATCATGAGCCTGACGACCACGATGGGACTGGAACTGACGTATGTGCCGGAAGCCGTGCAGATCGCCTTGAATAGAGGCATCAAGGCCACGCCGGACCAGATGGAATACAATGGCGAACGTGACCTGCTCGATGGCTTCCAGCGCCTTCTGAAGCTCCTTTGCGAGGCTAAGAAAATCCCGCTCTACGGCTACGAAGGTGTCAAGCGCGACCCCGGCGTTGTGGAAGTGGTTACCCGACCGTCCCGCAAGCTCTCTACGCTACTGTCCGTAGCGCGGCGTGTGACGCGTGAGGCCAACGCTATTGGCCTGTCGGATTACGAGGCATACACGGGCGGCGGTGGATGCCACATCCACACCGGCATCATCGGCGATACCAGCGAAGCGCGCAGGCAGTATACGGGCCGCATGGTGGCGTTCATTGCCCAGAACCCGGCGTTTGCGTGGGCTACACTCGATATCGTGGACGACATTAATGCGAAACCGATCACGCGAGAGAGGCTTACGCCTGATCCGGGTAATAATCTGTACCGCGAGCGGGCTAACATGGAGGAATTGATCCGCGACCAGATCAGGACTATCCATTCGTATTCCAACGATCTTCACCCACACGGGCATCTGAGCGCATTTACGCGGGAGAGAATCGAGCATTACCACATTCGTGAAGTCGCTCGCATGTGGAAGACTAAGAAACGCCTGCGCGACCTTAATAAAAAGATCGCCGCCATGGCGAACGGCAAGACGCTTATGCCAGTCGAAGATATTAACTGGGAGACCATTAGCGATAAGCACCACGTAGTGCGTGTGACGGCTTACGGCAACCACGGCACCATCGAGTTCCGCTCATTCGAAATGGGCGAGGAAGCCAAGCTCAAGCGGAATATTATCTTGGCGAATGCCATCTGTCGGTATGTCGAGAAACAGACGTATACCGAATTCGATTTGCTGAGTGTGCCCAAGGCGAACGATATGCGCGCCACCAAGTGGAGCGAAGCACGCCGCCAGTGGCTTGAACTGCTGGCTAAGCTTGGCCTTGATCCGCGCGAGTACCGTGACGAGACGGCGCAGATTGCCCGTCGCTGGCGCGCTTACCGTGACTCGGCTGGCGAGTTCAAGCGTGGCGATAATCCCACGGCAGTCGATAAGCCGTTTGAACGGGACGAGGATGATAATGACGACTTCGATAGCTACGCGGTGGTAGTTTCCAAGCGTAAGATCGCCGCGTCGATTGACCGGCACCATCGTGTGGCTAATAAGCGCTATATGCGTGCCTACGCCAAAGCCGCAACTGCCGAGCGCGTGGCCCGTACAGAAGCGGAAGCTAAGGCTGCTAAGGCGGCACGCCTTGCCGCCCGAGCCCAGGCATCGAGCGTGATCGAGCTTGCCCCGCGTGTGCCCGCTGAGGCCGACTGCGGCCACCCGGACGAGGCAGAGTGCGCCGAGGCGCAGAGCTTGGCCCAGAGCGTCGTGGACGACGAGGAAGAGACCTTCATGGAGACGTTCGACCTGCCGACCGCCGCGGTGGCTTGACACCCGTTGTAGAATGTTCTACAGTGTCCACTAGCCCCAGATCATCGGGGCTATCACGAAAACCAAACCACAGCACGGAGAGTTAATTATGAGCCGCACCACGAACCTGCACGACCTTCTCGCCGCCTTGGCGGGCCAGAGTGAAGCCCAGACCAAGATGGACAACGCTTTCCAGACCATGCGCGAGCGCGGTGTGTCCGACGACAATATCCGCACCTTTGCGCTGCTGCATAAGCAGGTGCCGAATCTCGCCGAAACGCTGGCCCTGTCGGCCACGCTGAACCACTTCACCAGCAACCTCCCGGCCTGCACCTTCGGGCTGGCTACCGTCACGTTCCTGCGCGGCGCTACACAGTGGATGTACGACTTGCTGGACCGTTGCCACATCGCACCGGACACGTTCGACATGCAGGACTCGCCGAACAACTTCTTTAAGTTCCTTGGCGAAGAACAGGACAAGTTCAACAAGACGCTGGCCCAGCACGCCGAAGACGAAGCGCTGCTCAAGCAGCTTCACGAGGTCAGCCGCGCCGCCTGCGAGTAACCCACCGTGCCCCGGAGTTAATATGCCGGGGCACTTCTACGCCCAGCAAGAGCTAAAACCGTGACCGAGATTAAAGCACCGAAGAAACCCAAGCGCAGGAACCTGTTTAATTCCCTGCCAATTAATCCGCCGAAAGACTGGAAGAAACCGACGCCAGTTCTGGGAGGCACCAGCTACAGGATGATCCCAAGGTGAGCACATTCTATATCACCACAAGTAAAGGCATGCGCGGCCACTACTCATTGATGGTAGAGGTCGATGCCAAAGGATTCGCCGAACCGCACGTTAGTGGCGAAATGAGTTACTCAACTAAAGAGGAAGCTGAGCAGGATGCCCGCGAATGGGCAGAAGCCGAAGGCTTGGAGTACAAGGCATGCAAGGCATGAAACCGCGTTTGCGTTGGGACGGCACCATGTGGACGTTGAACTGGGCCGAGGTCTACGAATGCGTGCCACGCACGCGAGACCGGAGCATGCTGTACTTCGGTGTCCATGCACTCAACCGCTTGAACGGCAACTATGTTTGCCGGTAACGAAAAGCCCCGCATCCGTTGGGTGCGCGGGCCTAACTACGGCTGGTATAGCGTAACGTGTGACGCCAAGTTTTACGGACACAGCACGGAGACGCAGCGAAAGATACGCGCGTTCCGCCGCAGACTCAACGAGCTTAATATTAAGCCTGACTATAAATGGGTGTACCGATGAACCCCGGAGACCTGAGCGCCGCTGTCGAGCTAGCCAAGTGCGAGCCGTATCCATACCGTGCGCTGGTGACCATCATCCGCGAGACCGTGGAGTCACAGGACAGCGTAGACGGCACATGGACGCGCAAGGGCTACTGTCCGATTAATGTAGCCATTCGGCTAGCCGACGAGGCGCTGGCAATGCTCCCAGCGGATGAAGTAGTGTTAATGTTTCAGAGGCAGATTTAATGCCTGCCGTCTACGACAACCCAGACACAGGATGCCGTGAGATTTATGTCCACGGCCATCTGGTCACCTATTATACTGAGCAGGACTTAACACGCCCGAGCCGCGTGAGTGCTGTACAGGAACAGTTCTTGAGATACGCACAGAGCTTCGGACCATATAGCGAAGGCAGCACGTACGATAGCGCCGCGCATATGCCCGCCGATCCACTGGCGACCGAGCTACATCCGAACGACACCAAACGTTTTATAGGCCATTAGTTATGCCGTGGGAAGTATGGGAGAAAGTAATAGACGAGGACTTTACGGAGTACCACGTCCTGCCTGACTACGGCCCGAGGCACGAACTAAGTATGCAATGCTGGTGCCACCCGAAACGGGATGAACCACCGACGCTTATTGTACACAACGAAGGGCATTAATATGGGCGAAGTAATCAAAGCCGACTTCACTACCGCCGTAGCCCTGAACAAAGATCAGTTCTATGAGGTCTACTCGATGCTCGCCTCCCATATAACCATGGAGGAATTCGAAGCCGAGTGGGCAGAGTATGAGGCACACCGCGCTCAGTATATACGAGGACTTAATGATGCGAGCAGGAGTATTGTTCCGCTGGGGTAGCCTCTGGATAGGTGTGCATTATTCGTCGCATAATAAAAGGTATTGCATAAACCTAGTCCCGTGTGTTACGCTATGGGTAACCAAACCCGGAGGCACACCGCCATGATCCAGATTGAAGACAACGTATCGATGCCACCCATGGATGATGCCACCGTGCAAGCGTGGCTGAAGACCGCAGGCATTAAGATCGAGAACGTCCCGATGCCATCCGAGGCCAAAGCCGCCAAGATCACGATGGACAAGGGATTGCGTAAGATCGTGGGCCGCTACAACGAAGCCCACATGAAGGTCTACGGCATGCCCGCTACCGTCAGCTACGAAAAGCCGTGGCTCCGCGTGAGTGGCATTGACAGCCGGGTTAGCAGGCAACGCCTGCTGGAAATGGCTAGGCAACTGGAATACAGAATCGGAGAGTAGCATGGTCGCTAAAGCAGATATGAACCGTATTAAATCGGACTGGCTCTTGTTCATTATCATGGCCCCGTTCCTGCCGTTCAGTATCGTCGGCGCAGGCTTCGGGTACATCATCGGTAAACTGATACGCTGGACTGAGGAGTGGCTTT